GTATGTAAAAGATATGTGTGGACTAGATGTTCATACTGGTAAAGTTGTGACTAATCAAGCTAATGATAGAATTATATTAAACTCTAGTGGAAATATTCCTAATGGAGTAAACTTAGTTTCTATAGAACAACTTGGACAAGTATTGAATAATGTAGAAAATACTGAAGAAAGAATGAAAATCATTGGAAGAGCTGCTGAAATAAATAACATTATACTTGCAAGATATAATGCTGCATTAGTACTTACTAAAGTAATGTATAAGAATAGATATTCACGTTTAGAAAACACTCTTAATAGATTTAAGAGCATGGGTAATAATGCTAAACATATATTTACGCTTAACTTAGTAAAGGCTATTAAAAGCGGTATAGGAGTCGTTAAAGATGGAGCTATACTTCCTTTCTCTGCATTAGCAGATGGAGGCTCTAATATGTTTGGACTTGGAAACAAGAATAAACTAAATAGATTCTTAAAAAGTAATAACAGTTCTGCCACAATAGTGGAAACATTACTTAAAGGATTTGACCCAGTTGAAATTACATTTGAAGCAAATGAAAGAGATAAATTTGTTGCTTGGATAAGAGGACAAAGTAAAGAGAAAGAAGCCAGTGATTACTGTACTCAAGTATTTAATTATCTTGGAAGAGGTACAGAAGGAAGTTCGTTACTTACTAAAACTATGCGTACTGGAGGAACTAATGCTAAGAAATCTATAGATAAGACTCTTAATGTAATTAAGAAAGGTATGGAGTTCTTAGTAAAGAAAGCTAGAGAGAATGATATTGAAAAAGGAAGAGGTCTTGCTGAAAAGACTAAACAAGAAGAAGCTGCTGCAAAGGATGCTGAAAAATCAATGAACGTAGGAGCTGGAGCGGGAGGAGCTCAATTACAGATGGAAGAACCTACTACTCCTGGTGAAGTATCTGATAAAGATATAAAGAATGAAATACCTAATTTTAGGTCAGAAGAAGATGCATTGCACGCATTCTTAGGAAGCTACCATAATATATTAGGAGTGCTTGCAGATAATTATCAAGGTTTCGTTCAAGGACTTCTTATGACTACTTATAGCATCGTAGAAGATGGAGAAAGTATAGTAAGAGTTGCTAACAAACTTAGAGGAGGAGACGCATTAAAGAAAGGAGCTGGTATGATTGCCAAAGGTTTCGAGGATTAGTGGATTACAGCCTACTATAGTAGATAAGAACTTAGCACCAGCTAGCTCTAGACCTACTAAAGAAGCACAAGAATTACTTACTGGATTAGTCAATAAGAATATGCTCAACAGTCCTTTTACAAGACTGATAAATCAAGGAGCTATTACAGTTGATTATTACAGTATAAATGAAAATGAAACTACTTATACAGCTGTATTGAACTTAACACAGGATTATAAAAAGACTATGAGATTCGATAAGGTAAGTAGTTTCTCTCTATATGGTCGCGGAGATGAAACAGAAATAGACGATAGAGGAAAAGATAGTGAGAGAGCTCTTAGTATAAATTTAACTATGAAGCAAAGTATCGTTCTTCCTAATACTATCGTACCTAAAGAAAATGACCATATCGTATTATTATCTCATCAAAATTTAGCAAAGCCTTTTAAAATAACAAAGGTAATGCCAATCAAACTTATAGATAGAGATGCGTTTTTAATAGAATATAGTGAAAGTACTATATTTGATATTCAAGGATTAGAAGAAAGAATAGTAAATAGATTTATATTTGATGCATCTAAAGTTGGAACTGGAATGCAATGTATACTTCCAGAAAACCAAGCTAATCTTAATAATAACTTACTTGCTGTTATAGACGAATTACAAAGCCAATATGTAGAAGCTTTTTATAGCGTAGAATATGACATACTTGGATTTAGTCCTACTATAGGAGATATAGGAACGTATGCTAAAGATAATACTGCTGAAATATATAATCATGCTCAGTTCGTATTTAATCACTACGCAAATGATTTGATGCAACAAAATAAAAATATATTTAAGTTTGGATACGATAAGAATACATTATTCTTAACTAATACATACGGGTTTGATAGAACTCTTATAAATTATAAAACTTGTATATATGAAAAGTTATTAAATAAAGACTTTAAGCTTAATAGCGAAAATCCTCCTAAGGGAGATGAAATGCTAGTTACTACTCCTGGAGCAGTTATATTTGATTATAGTCTTAATTTAAGAAATCTGATTAATGATGAATATAATGATAACTATATTCCACAATATAGCTATTCTATAAAGTTTTATTTAAGAGAAAGAAGCGACCATTTGATTCTTACTACTATGTTTAATACTGGAATAACGTTAGTAGATATGCTTAACACAGCATCGTTTATAGACCCTACACTTAAATCATGTCATGTTACATATCAATTAATGCATCCAGTCATCACAAAGTTCTTAGATAAATTCATGGAAAATGATATAGAATACATTTGTAACAATGTAAAAGAATTACATAAGCTTATGGTAGATAAGGATAATATAGATGACTACATTGGTATACCTATGATATTACTTGTATTAGACCTTATATACAGAGAACTTAATAGAGATACTAATGGTAGCGTATGGCAAAGGGGGTTAAAAAAATAAATGGAAGTAATACAAAAATTAATGGAAATATTAGAGATGGCTAAGATAGCTAGAGAAGAATTAGATAGAAGAGAAAATCAAGAGATAAATATATAGGAGGTATTAATCATGGGTAAAGCAAAACCAAATACAGTTGATGAAGAAGTTGATGAAATATTAGAAGGTGCACCTGAAGAAGTAGTAGCACCAGTAGAAGCTCCAAATAATTTTGAAGCTGAAATAAAAACAAATACTAATAATCTTAGAAGTAAAACAGTGGTAGAGTATAATGTACCAGAAGCTAAGCCAGTATATAGAGAAACTAAGAAAGAGCTTTCTAGAGAAAAAGCTCCTAAATATATGTATTGGTATGAAATAGACGGACTTACTGGAGCACAAGTCTTACCTAATAGTTTTAAGTATAGCCCAGTTGGAATGATTGCTCTTACTATGGACAAGTTATTCCAGGTAGTAGAAAGTGGATTTACAGCATATTGGAAACATGCTTCTTATCTACACACATTTTGGTTTAATAGACCTATAACTAAAGATAATGTAAAAGAGTTTGCTTGGTATATAAATACAGAAGTACAAGCAAATAGACTTAAGTTATCAGAATTAGATAAAGGAACAGATTATTATAGCAGATAAAAAAAGAAACCCCCTCAATAAAGAGGGGGAAGTCTTTTATTTACGCCATAAAGCCAAATAGTATCATTCCGATACCTAAGGCTAAAACAGCAATATCGAATATCAAAACACATGTTTCTAATGTGTGATATAGTGATTCTGAAATGTGTTTAAAGAAACTTGGTAATACGACAGTATGTGCTATAAATATATACACACCTATCACTATAAGTCCTGTTCCTGTTTGGAATAATTCCTGTTTATCCATAATACTCCTAAATGTAAACTATTTTTAACCATCCTAATTCTGTTGCAATCTTAGCAAGTAAACATATTATTATACCACATGTAATCATTAGGAATACTATAAAGCATAAAACCCAATTCCATTCTTTAGATTTTGTACTATTAATTATTCCTTCTATTAAAGTTTTGATGAATAATATAAATATGTATACTATTACTAATGATATAGATACATAGAATATACTCCTTATCAGAGTTGCTGGAACTGTTATACTACACATATTCTTTACCTCCTATTTTATAAATCTTGTAAATAAACTTATTATTATTTTAAATCCCTGTATTTCTGCATATAGTCCAAATATAACTATAAACACATGATACATTTCTACTTTTCCATATCTAACATTTTTAAATATTTCCATCAATGAATGAACTATTATCCACATCGCTTGTACTAATATAACTCCTAACACTACAATACACAGCATCACAACTAATAATGGCTCATTATTCATATATTTCTCCTAACCAAGCTTTAAGCCTTTCATCCATTTTTTCTTTGGTTTCTCTTTAGCTTCAGCCGCCTTTCTAGCGTCAGCTGCCTTTTTAAATTTACCAAACCCTTTACCAGAACCCCCGCTTCCAGTTCCTAATCCTCCAGCTAACTTATCACTAAGTTTACCAGTAGATGGAGTTCCAGCTTGTCCATCTTTTTTATAGAAGAACTTACTCATAGATGGAGCATTAGCATCAGTTCTATATTCAAGAGTCTTTCCATTACTAAATGCTATATCAATATCTAATAGTCTATATTTAGTATCTTCTGTTCTATCTTTTATCTTAATAGCCTGTCTAGCACGTCTAATATCTTCTATACGACGTTGTAATCCTTGGTCTGATATTGCACCAGGAACTTTTATAACTCCTGTAATAGTACCGTTTGTAGCGTTATAATCATCATTTATTTTTATGTCCATATTAAATATATCATCATAATCATGATTAAGTTCTTTTAATTGATTAATGAAATATTTAACACACCAATCTTTATGCTCCATATCTTTTTCTGAAAAGCTTTTAGTCCAATCTAATATATTCATAGTGAATGATAGTGTTTCATAATCTGATTGAACTTCTGGACTATCCATAAAATGATTACACATTACATCTACTGTTTTACGGATAAGTTCCATTTTATTCTTACTCCATACTATAGGAGCATTATTTACAGACATAGAACAGCTACCAGTTTCATTTACATTATATGTAACTCTATCTTTAAGTCTAACTTCGCACATAGGGTCTTCAATCATATCAGACCATATAGTTTCAGCTGTATATCTTACTATAGAGTAATCTGCTACTAAATTACCAGTAATAGTACCTGTAGGAACAGTAGGTGTCGTAGTACCAGAAGTACCACTAGAAGAACCTCCTCCTACTGGCACTACACCTGAAAATCCTGTACTAGGCGGTGATGGAGGAGTGGGAGAAGTACCCCCACTTGAGCCTCCTACTGGAACAGCTCCAAATCCTCCACTTCCTCCAGAGCTTCCAGAAGAACTTCCAGCACTGGCAGCTGCCGCAACAGCATCATCATATATTTTCTTACACTCTTTATCTAATGTACCTTTAATTACATCATACACTTCTCTATTCCTATCAACGTCTTCATAACGAACATAGAAATATATAGTACTTTCTCCATTTTTATTAGTACTAACTCTAGCTTGAGCTTTCACATCTACAAACGCTTCTGTTATGTTAGTACGTATAGCTTTCATAACTTTATCTAGCAACTCTGACATTTTATCAGTATATAAGTCTCCAGTTGTAGTAAAGCTAATATTACCATATATAAACTTCTGAATTCTCATATCTTTCTCCTAGAATAATAATTTAAATAAGTTTTTATTAGCACTCACTCTTTCCGCAATATACCCAGGAATAAATCTTGAGCTGTATACTAATTCTGCCATAAGTCCGTTCTTTCCTATATAAGGAATTTTATGAGTTCCTATATGATGAAGAGTTCTACTTCCTGCCATCTTAGCTTCATATATTAAGGTATCTTTTAATATCTTTCCTATCATAACTTCCTCCTTTATAATTTACCCCAAAAATGCATACACAAACGTATCAGAGTATACGTAAATGCTAGTGTTAATGGTACAGCTATCAATCTTTGCATATTTGAATGTAATTCTGTCCAGCATCTAAATATTGCGATAACTCCCCATACAACTCCAAGTACAGACCATATAAGTCCTAAACAGTACAAGAATATCATTTATTTTCATCTCCTATTTTATCTTTATATTTAATACCTGGAAGATACACTATATCAAGCATATCTGCAACGTCTGTTAATTCTGCATATGAACTTTTTGCAAACTTATCATATAGAGCTGTATTCAATACTGCTAAACGTACTCTTTTTTCTAGCTCTTCACTTAGATAATCTGGTACAATAAAATTCTCTCTTATCATATCAGCTATTTGTGTGATGTCTTTTTTAAGTAATGGATTAACTGGAAGTGAAAACTTTGTTGAAAAACTTTTTTCTATAAATTCTCTTATATTCATATTATTCTCCTTTTCCTCTAGAATCGTCAAGGCAGTGTTCTAGCGTTTTTACAGTAGTCATAAGCATAATCATTTGGTCTCTTAAATCTTTGTTCTCTTGTCTTAACTCTGCCATTTCTTTTTCTAATGATTCAATATATCTCTTTAATATACTTACTTCAGTTGAAGTTTCAGTCATAACTTTACTTATTGACTTCATCGGACTATCAACAAAGTCGTCCAAATCTTTTTCAATTAAAACAGATGCTAATCCTATTGACATAATATTCCTCCTTAATATTTTAATACTTGCATATATTGCTCTATGTTTACAGAAATAGTGTCAGTCTTATTTGTTATATTATACATAAAAATAAGTTTAGTAGTGTGGTCTTCATGCTTAAATCTATATATAGGAACCACTTCTATATCTCTACCTTGTTTATTCCAATGAGGCCACGGATAGTAGAATAAGTTTTTATTAGCATTCACTTTAATATCATCTACTAATTTAAGTTCGTATGAGAATACGCCACTGTTATCTAGCATATTACACCATTCTTGATACGGAACTTTATGCCACTCACTCCACGTACTATCAACTTCCCATAATGGATTATTACACTTATTAATATAATTATTATCTATATATAATTCGTTCTTTACTATTTCTCCATAAAGCATTTCATTATAATTTATAATAGGAAGTATCATTGGTAATAAATATTTATATTTAACTCCTGTTCCTTTATAATTTATAACTCCATCATTCACTAAAAACATTCCTGTATCACTAACTTGATATCCCTCTTCACTATCTGTAAGAACATTTGTATTTATAGTCTTAAGTATCTTACAGAAGTCTTGCTGTTCTTTTGTAAGTTCACAATTACATTTTATTTCTTGTTTCTTTGTAAACTTAGGAATACTATCAAGTACTAATGTTTTTTCTATTATTTCTGTTAAGTTTGGTAGTCCATTACAGATATGTCCATATGCAACTACATCTCTATTTATAATACTCATATTTACAGAACCAAAGTTAGCGTATTTCTTCTTACTATCTTTATTATCATAAATAGTTGCCAATGTAGTATTCATATACCATATATCTGTGATCTTTCCATACAATGTTCCTTTGGATTGATTTCTAGTTGTAATTGTAGTGGGATAATGTGATTTTAAATCTTCGTACGCCAATGATGTCATTCTTCTGAATAATGTTAATACAGCTTCTTTCCAGAGATAATGGTCACTATAGGTACTATCATTAAAATTAAATCCATATAAATTTGTATCTGCTACGATACCTCCTCCAAAGGACGGTTTATGTAAAATATTTTCGTATAAAGGCATAAACTCAACGTCGAGTAAATCCTCCATACGTTTGACATCTTCTCTAGATAAATTCTTAAGTATTGCATTTATATTTACAGCTGGAAGATGTCCTGCTACTATTTCTCCTACTTGCATTCCACGTGTTGTGGCCGTATTAGACTGTGCTGTAGCTTCTAGATTTGTTTTACTACTCATACAGAAGTTAAGTTTAGATGTAAATTCACTTCCAATATGATTTATAAGCACAAGCAAAATACTGTCTATTAGAGCGTATATACTATGGAACCAGAAGTCTGTTTCAGCAAGTTTTGTAATATCTGGTGTAATATGAGTGAAATCATATTTACCAAATCCTAATACACTTTCTGCAAGAGTATTCAATTTAAAGTTTTCTGGTTGAAGTTGACTACGATTACTATAATAACAAGTTTGTAAATCAGATATCACAGTATGACTTATATTATTAAGATACACCACACGCTTAGTAGGAACTATAGTGTCTCCCTTAAACTCCCCATTCTCAAGTATTTCTAAATGAAGAGGAGGCTCTGTATTTTCAGCTCCAATACTTCTTTGATTAAATGTTCCTTTAGGAAGATTTAATGCATTAATACGTCTATCAAACATTCCGACGTCGTATGTAGTATTATATGCCATAAGTATATCTGGTTGAAAATCTGTAAACATAGTTTTCGTAGTATTTGTAATCAAGTCTTCTTCTCTATCAAACCATCTTACATTTATATTTAAATTATCTATGAATTCTGTACATAACTTCTGTACACTGTCTTTAGATTTCCCAGATAAAGAACAGTTTGCAATCATATCACGCATAGCTTCTTTAACAGCATTCTTAAATTTATCTGGATTTTCTATTATTTCATTTTGTCTAGCATATTTATCAGACCTTAAAAAATCAATATAAGCAGTTTTAGATTTCTCATCTACAAACGTATTGGTATTTATAATCCATTCCCCATTCTCATTAACATTAGTTTCTATGTCGAATGAAGCATAATCAATGTCTGGAATAGGAACTTCTTCATATATCAAATCTCCATGTTTAGCCATATGATTTAATCCGTATTCCATATAACATAATTGCTCTATTGGAATATCATATAAAAATAAACGTGGGTGTAATCCCTCTGCTTTATAAGGAATGTCTGGGTAGATTGCCTTCTCTACCCATAATCCCCATTCATCCTTGTAGCGTTGAAGCTTCGCATCGAATAATAAAGATACCGCTTCTTTAGCTTTATCTTTATAAGGCACTATATAACAATGTGCTGATTCAACCGGGATGCTTTCTTGTGATTCTTTAAGATTTGATTTTGCTAGATATATTGGAACATATGGATTATCTATAACGTGTAAAATCTTTTCTCCATTACTATAACGCTTATAAAGAACATATAGTTTATTTAACACTTTATGATAATACACGTGTAATAGAAACAAATCTGGGTCATCTTTAATTATGTTATTTCTATTATTACCTTTGTATAATGTCAAATATCTAGCCATTTAAATTACTCCTCTTCAGTTTTATGGTAATTTGCTATCTTTCCATCAAATGCATATAATTTATTACCATTATATTCTGCTGATAATGCTTCCCATCTAAGAGCTGCTAAAGCATACATTCCATCATCTTCTAACCATGCATAATCTAGAGATGTTCCATAATCAACATATCCATGATTTAAAAGTAGTTCCCATACTATATTCTTAAATCCTAATATGATATAATTAGGTAGCTCATAACAGCTAAAATCAGCAGGAAGTCCTATAGCTTCATAGATGTCAATTTCATCATCTTCATTACATATATCCACAAACGGAAGTCTATACAATATTTCGTCCATGATAGCCATAATAGCATAACGTGGAGGTTCTATAAACCCAGCTCTTCCTACTTTCAAATCTTCATATATTAATGTGTCTATAGCCTCACTCATATTCTTTAACTGTTCTTCATCATTTATAATATCATATATATTAGATTTTTCATTCTCATCTACAGTTATCTCCACAACACGAGCATTAGTAGGCATCTTTTTATCAAATAATTCTTTTGAGAAATCTCCTACTAAAACATGATTGTCATCTAAGCTATCATATATCTCTTTAGTTACTATCCAAGCCACTCTGTCCCACATGAAGTAATAAACATCTTCCTTAAGCAGTATTCCAGGTCTAGGTTTATTTACAGTAACATTATCAGAACTCCAATTAGAATCTTCATCATTATCATCCCAAATATCAGCCTCTCTTATATACCCAGGATGATTATTATATTCATCAGACTGTATACGTCCCCAATACATTGCAACAGGTTTTACATTCTCAGGATACGGATATATGGTACTCATATAATTTGCTATAAAAGCATCTCTTGAAAGATGTAAATCATCTATTCCAAATGTATGTTTTATAATATATTTTTTAGTTATAACATTTAACATATTAATCCCCCTTATTCATAATCCTCTTTTAATGTTTCATAGAATACTCCAGTAAAATTATCATTTAATGATATATGATCTGATATTATACTTATTAAATTTGGAATAACTCTGTCTCTTAATTCATTTCTATAATGATTCCATACATCAAGTGTCATTTTTGGAGCAAAGTCCAAAGTATCTAAATCATCATCGTATATTTCTTCTTTGCATGTAGCTATCATTAAAGTTTTGAAAAATATACTGAATTCAAATACATTGGAGTTTACACATCTAGTTTTGCTTGCTAGCACAGTAACTTTCATATAATTTATCATCATCCTTTCCTTCAATAAACTTAAGTAGGTCGTATACGTAATGTTTTGCTAATACTTTAGCTGAATCATACTTATCTAGTATTTCAATTTTATTAGCTTTAAACACCTCAAGTTCATCATTAGTATTCTTACAATCTTTATAATAGCCATAAAGTTCCTTTTTAATATTTTCTATAGTTTCTTTAGTATGAGCTACTTCCAAAGGATACTTTTTATTATAAGGACTTTTCTCATCATCTACAAAATGACTTACTGCTTTAAAGAATTCATCAAGGTAATCTGGTGTTAAATATAATCCTTCTTCGTAATCAAAATGCATACTAATTCTCCTCTTCTTTAGATTTCAATACCTCATCTAGATACATTTTACAAACTCCTTTAGCTGTAGAATATTTAGTCATTATAGCCACTTCATTTGCTTTGAATATTGTACTATATTCTTCTGGTTTAGCATCCTTATAATAACCTAATAACTCTTCTTTAAGATTATCTAATGTAGTTTTTATATCTTTGACAAATTCTGGATGTTCTTTGTTAAATTTAATTGTATCATCTTCTAAAAAGTAATATACTGCATCAAAAAACCCGTTGATATACCACGGGTCTAAATATAATCCTATTTCAGAATCATAATCTGGTATACTTTTCATATTACTCTTCCTCCTTTACTTCTTCAACTTCTACTTCTTCCATATTAGCATACTTAGATTTAGAAGTTAATTCTTTAGGAGCTTCTTCTTCCATTCTTTCATCAACAGAACCATCAATAATGTCATACACTCCTTTCATAGAAATTCCTACACCTAATACCAATTCTAACCATCCTTTAACCTTTTTGTTCATAATCTTTACCTCCATAATTTTTATATTTAATCAAAATGATTGATTACTGATTTTTCATTTTAAATGTTAAATAAACGTATATAATTGCATCTATTTCTTCATCATATACAACCTTACGTTCATTATCATCTAAAAAGTATTCTAATATTCCAAAATATATTCCATCCTCAACGTCCGATACTATTGAGTTTATAAAGTCCGCAACGTCATAATAATACGGATGATTATATAATATCGAACTATAATGCTGATGAATACCACTTAAGTAGTACATTAAATCCATCTGTAAAGTAGGATTTTGCATTAGATGTAGTGGATAATAATCTGGTTTTACTACGAACTCATTTGTGAGAAATCCTTCTTTTACTATAGTCATAATCTCTTCATCTACTGGTTTCGATAGCTTTTGTCCAGTTACCTTATCCCTAATCACATACATATCTGCACTCATATTATTAATGCATTCATTTCTACTAATCCAAACTTCTATAGAATTCTCTACATAATCTGCAAGTTCTTGTCTATTCTTAGCCATACCAGCTAAGAAATTCATATCCATAGGATTTATAGTAGCTACTTCATAATTTAATACATCGAAACATATTAGATTAAGAATAGCATTCTCAAACATATTTCTATATAAATTTTGGTCTCTACTAAAAATAGCTCTATATATCTCAGGGTCGTGTATAGGAAGTCTTCCCTCAATACATAAGAATTCTAATAGCTTTGTAGTAGTAAGACTTTTACTATTATATAAATACCAGCGTTGTTGCTTTATTAATTCATCAACGCTTATTAACGTAAATCCATTTGTCATAGCCCATAAATCATTATATGCGTCCGTTACACTGTGGTCTTTATTTACAGCCATTTCAAAAACATTCATAATACCCTCCAAACTTATTTTTATATGTATAGAATAATCTTGATTTAGTTCCTATTATAAGTCTTAATAATAACGGATTATAATAGAACTCTTTCACTAATGCATCTGTACATTCTGCTAAATCATTTATTATTCTATCTCTCATTCCATCGAACAGCCACAATCCATCTAACGATGCATTAAAGTAATACTTTGCAAAATCTCCACACACTGTAGATTGAAACTCTAAGTATAAATTAGTCCAATTAATATCTACTTGTGTGAGCATCGTAGTTAGAAAGAATTCATAACAGACGTCTATTAAATAGAAATCGTTATTATCTAATGGATGACTAGCATGCTTTAAATTACTCTTAATCCAATTAGATATAGCTGTTCTTATTACTTTATCCATTTTATTAATATGATAATATAAATATAATGGAATCTTAAACTCTTCTAATTCTGGTTCATCACTATAGAAATATTCTCTATAGAGTATGCTAAACATTCTTACAAATTCACAAACGTTATCAGAACTATCTGGAACTATATCCATGATAGCTGGAATTAAGCTATCTGCATAATACGGAATTCTTGGTATATTCATTTTATTATTATATATACCAATTATACGTTGAGGTATTCCCATTTCTATCAATGCTCCAGTAGTTTCGCTATTGCAAATAGTTAATAATTTTGTAAACATTTGCAAATATTTATCAGTAAGAGTGTCTCTTATCATGATTCTTATATTTTTCTTTATATTTATAAGTATATTTAAACAGTCTTCTATAACTGCATAAAACCTATCAACATCATATGATTCATTCGTATTATGAATTATATCTTCATATATTGTGATAAGTCTACTGTCTAATTTTATAAATCCTAACTCAAAGCCTTCTGTTCTCCTAAGTAATTGAGACATCCGTCTACCTCCACTATTATATCTATAAATGCGTTCATGTCATCTCTTGCTAATGTATCGTATAAAACTCCAAATATAACAGCAAAAGCTCTCTCTATATCAGTCATATCTTGAACTTCATTTACTCTTTTTGTGATATAAAATGGCAAGCTAGTTCTATTTAAAAATTCAGCTATATGATTAATGTCATGGCTATAACCATAATTATAAACGTACGTTAAAAACCACTCTGTTATTATAGCTTCAGCCCACTTCTTAAAATAAGGTTTAAGTCTGTCCACATGATGTAATATATCAAATTTATTCATAGATATATATGGTTTAAGCGGACCCCCTATATCAAAGTATTTAAAATACCAAGATGCAAGTGGACTTTTATTTATATAATTAGTGTAGTGATATATATTGACTTTAAATATCTTGTACATACTGTGATTATATGCATATGCTCTAGATACAACTTCGTCATAATTATCTCTACTAAAAATACTTTCAATATCCATTTCTAAGCATTCTTCAAATGTCTTATGTCTATTGTACATTTCTTATCCTCCTTTTTAAAATAGTTTATTTGAAACAGCTTAACATATATAGTTATTCTATTCCTAAATAACACAAGTATTATTGTAAAAAAAAGAGGGAGAGTTATTCCCCCTCCCAAACTTCTTTGTGGTCTATGTAGTACCTACATAATTTTCTTAGGAGATACCTAATAACTCCTGCGATTATCATAGGTTTCCATAACCACATAAATAATATTACAAATACTAGAATAATTATATAGGCTTTCATAAACCCTCCTTAATAATTATATTCGCTATATCCTATTTCATTTAACACTTTCTTTAAAGTACCATAATCTATTTCTTTATAAGTTCTACCTTTATGTTTAAGATATATCATAGACTTAAGTCCAGTATTATATCCTTCAGGGTGTTTATTATCAAAACCTACGATATACACTTTGAAATCGCTATCATGTATTTCATCCCCAGGTTCTATGTCAAATGTACCACCGTGTGGAGATACTGTATTTCTCAATAGAGTATACTTCTTAGTATTAGTATTCATAACTACCAATACTGTAGGGTTCGCATCATTCATACCACTATAGTTATCTTCACCGTAAGACACCACTACCCTTTTTCCAAACGCTACCATAGATAAAACCATCATTAAAACTACCATCATTTTCTTCATACTTTTTTCCTCCTTAAATTTTCATTTTTAAATGTAAAGCGGAAGTATTTCTACTCCCGCTTATTTACTAAATTCTCCATTATTACTTATTATGTTCTCTACCGACCCAGTTATCATATATACAAACGGGTCTTTTAGTAGATAAATACACATAAGTACAACTAATATTTTTACATACTTATTAACACCCATGCTACATATCTCCGTCTTCTAAGTCATATACAGGAAACTTACCTCCAAGTTCTTTATATTTGATAAGAAACGCATCTGCTGTTAAATCAGAAACACTTCCTATTTCAGAACCGTAAGTTTCGCTAAATACAGCCGCTTCCTTAATTTTAGCATATTCATCAACTTCATCTGGTGTGTTGAGAATAACAGCCTTATTATTAGGAAGTAGCACCATTGCTCCGCCTTTGTCGAAGTAGATTGGTATATTATATTTTATATCAACTACCTCGAATTCCTTCTTAGGAACTTCCACTTTTGCATACGCATGCTCAGTTGACACTCTAAATAGTGCTACTGTAGCTAAAAGTGCAAGTCCTGTTAAAAATAGTTTATTCATGTTTATTCCCCCTTTGTTATATTAAACATGAATATTGTAGTTATTCCTTGTTCATATTTTTGAAGTCTTCTCCATCTATAATAGAACCTAATTCATATTTAAAGAAGTCTTCCTTTCCTATAAGCCAAGTCTGTCCAGCTGTTTCAATTCCTGGAACATATGGCTTTACTGTTATAGCATAGACAGTTTTACCATCAATGCTCAATATCTGTCTATCTGTAACTCTATATTCATCAGCTATAAACTCTCCTTCATCGAATACAGATAGCAATTTATTTTCAATAGCAGTAGCATTCATAACTATAAATAATGCTCCTAATACTATTAATACACTCCCTAGTATAGTTTTCCAATTCTTTTTCATATTATCCCCCTATTTTTTTTT